GCCTTGGATACCTTGAAACCCATTTGCACCTTGAGTACCTTGTAGTCCTTGAATACCATTGGCCCCTTGAGTACCTTGAATACCCTGAAATCCGTTTGCGCCTTGAGTGCCTTGAATGCCTTGGGTACCGTTAGCACCTTGTGTGCCTTGACGACCCTGAGTACCTTGGATACCTTGTGTGCCATTAGCCCCTTGAGTGCCTTGAATGCCTTGGAATCCGTTAGCGCCTTGAGTTCCTTGAATACCCTGGAATCCATTTGCGCCTTGAATGCCTTGAAATCCATTAGCGCCCTGAGTACCTTGAATGCCTTGTGTACCGTTTGCGCCTTGAGTTCCCTGAATACCTTGGAATCCATTAGCACCTTGAGTACCTTGAATGCCTTGGAATCCGTTAGCACCTTGAATACCCTGAGTGCCTTGAAGTCCCTGGAATCCGTTGGCACCTTGAGTGCCTTGAATACCTTGAATACCCTGAGTACCCTGAATGCCTTGAAATCCATTTGCACCTTGAATACCCTGAGTGCCCTGAATGCCTTGGAATCCATTTGCACCTTGTGTGCCTTGTAGTCCTTGGAATCCATTAGCGCCTTGTGTGCCTTGACGACCCTGAGTACCTTGGATACCTTGTGTGCCTTGAAGTCCCTGGAATCCATTAGCGCCTTGTGTGCCTTGAAATCCATTTGCCCCTTGAGTGCCTTGAAGTCCCTGGAATCCATTAGCGCCTTGTGTGCCTTGAAGTCCTTGAAATCCATTTGCCCCTTGAGTGCCTTGAAGTCCCTGGAATCCATTAGCGCCTTGTGTGCCTTGTATACCTTGAATACCTTGAGTACCGTTAGCACCTTGAATACCTTGTATACCTTGTATACCTTGAGTACCGTTAGCACCTTGAATTCCTTGAGTACCCTGTGTACCCTGAGTTCCCTGAATGCCTTGTGTACCTTGTGTACCCTGAATGCCTTGAGTGCCATTGGCACCTTGAGTTCCTTGGATACCTTGGATACCTTGGATGCCTTGAAAACCTAAAGTGCCCTGTATCCCTTGTGTGCCCTGAATGCCTTGTGTACCATTTGCGCCCTGAGTACCTTGTATACCTTGGAATCCATTTGCTCCTTGAGTTCCTTGGATACCTTGTATACCTTGGAATCCATTTGCTCCTTGTGTGCCTTGAATACCCTGAAATCCATTCGCGCCCTGAGTGCCTTGGATACCTTGAATGCCTTGAAATCCATTTGCCCCCTGAGTACCTTGGATGCCTTGAATGCCTTGAGTACCCAAATCACCTTGAATGCCTTGAATGCCTTGAATACCCAAATTACCTTGAATACCCTGAGTACCTTGGATGCCTTGAAATCCATTAGCGCCTTGGATACCTTGAGTGCCTTGTATACCTTGAAAGCCATTAGCACCCTGAGTACCTTGAATACCCTGAGTACCAGTTTCGCCCTGAATGCCTTGAATACCCTGAGAACCAGTTTCACCTTGAATGCCTTGAATACCCTGAGTACCTTGAATACCCTGGAATCCATTTGCTCCTTGGATACCTTGAATGCCCTGGAATCCATTTGCACCTTGGATACCTTGGATGCCTTGAAAACCTAGTTCACCTTGAATACCTTGAATACCTTGGAAACCATTAGCACCTTGTGTACCTTGAATACCCTGGAATCCATTAGCACCTTGGATACCTTGGATGCCCATTTCACCTTGGATACCCTGAATACCCTGAGAGCCTTCAATACCTTGTATACCTTGAAAGCCCAAATTGCCCTGAAGACCCTGAAGACCTAATGTGCCTTGGATGCCTTGAGTACCATTAGCGCCTTGAATACCTTGTGTGCCTTGTGTGCCCTGAATGCCTAAATTGCCTTGAATACCTTGAAGACCCTGAGTGCCAGTTTCACCTTGAATACCCTGAACGCCTTGAAAGCCTAAATTGCCCTGAATACCCTGAATACCCTGAATACCCTGTGTGCCTTGTGGTCCCTGTGGACCCTGAACGCCCTGAATACCCTGAGTACCGCCACTATTTCTCCAAACAATACCATCACTATGCCAACGAGCGCCATCATCAGTTTGGACCTGCTTACCAATATAAGCCGCAGGATCTAAACTTGCTAAAGACGCTAAAGGTATGATGTAGAGGCCATCATCAGCAGGATAACTGCGGCCAGATAAGAACTTTTCAATCACTAGACAACACCCACATGTTCTGCTGAGGCCTGTTCATTTGCTGATGCCCAAACATGAAAACTGGCGGTATTGCCAGCTCTAACATAAACAATATCTCCATTTGTATTTGTAGCCACTCTTTTAACAAGAGAACGTCCTTGTAGAGGTATAGCCACAGATTCGCCAGCTGGCACAACTATTCTTCCAAACGCATCATTGTTCGCAGTTCCGCCTTCTGGTCTAAATCTAACTTCAATCCAATCTGTTCCTGCTGTAATATTTTTAGCTACTAATGGTGTAAGAAAGAATACTTCTCCAGCCGCAATGCCTCTTGATGTATCACTGGGATCACGACTAGTGTATGTTGAACCTGATGGATCAGGCACAGAAAAATCTGGAGCTTCTGCAATGTTTATCCAATCTGTACCAACGCCTATGTATTGTACACTTATAGGTTTACCTGTTGATGGCTGTCTACATGTAATTCTTGTCATCCAAATCCTCCGAATGTGATAGCAGCGCGAATGGCTTCACGTTTAGTTGGTGCAATGAAGCCTCTTCCGCCCATACCAAATCGCGCATCAATTGTAACATCACCAGCAAACAAAGCATTGCCTTCACTATCTTGTCCTGTCGCAATAACAACACCGCCATTTTGTTCCAAGATGCTATCTCTAATGGGTAGTCTTGAAGCAGCAGGAGGTATCTTAATCTGCCAAACACCAATCATATTAGCTGTCCAAGTATGACCGATAGCTTCGATTTTACTTGGCTCAACTCTTGTATTAGGGCTCAATAAAGTTGTTTGAACACTAATTGTTGCTGCATTTATAGCCTCTCTAGCATTAGTATTTAGTGAGAGTTTATTAAGTTCGTCTCTCATAAAATTATAACTGTGATTAAACGCTGCTGTCTTATCCGCAGTAAATACCAGATTACCAGTAGCATCAAATAGAACAGACTGAAATCTTTCGATCATGTCGGTAGAACCGCCACGCAACATATATTCTACTGTGCGAAGCCAAATATCTGAATCGGTTCTCGTGTAATTTTCATCGTCAGGTAAAGTCCAACTACCAGTAGGCGGGACAGTAATATATCCTTGAGATGTTAGATTTGACCACAAACCGTTTACGATTGTTGTTCTATTTGTAGAAATTAGATTTGCAGCGGTAGAGTTCGCTGTAACAGTAATGTTTGTATCATTAGGAACACCAATTCTTCTTGATCCTGTAGAAACCAATGAATAGTCACCAAACTGTGTAGAGCATGAACTGAGAATGATTTGTCCACCACTCATAGCTAAGAAGTGTTTATGTGCCCACATAGAAATAGCGTTAACAGCGTTGATTAGACCACCATTCTTTGCACAGTAACCAATACCATTATAGGACACAGGAGTAGCGCCCCATGTCATAATGTTAGGGAAGATTGAATACTGAGAACATACCATACCATCAGCAAGACAAACACCGGCACCTCGTGCGAATTGAGGATTTGAATTCGCAAAATCTAAAGAACCGCCTGTAAAACCTTCTGGTTGTGGAACACGAACAGCACACTTGTGAGCGTATGGTACGCGCGTGATGACTGCGCCTGGTCTAAAGCTAAATGCGAATCCTTCAGTTGGATTTGTTAAGCTATCAAGTCTAAAGTTTTCAATAATGAAACCTTCGATGAAACAACCTGATCCCATACGGAATACATTACGCTCTTCAAAGGTAGGCTTAGGGCGGATGAACACAGCTCTATGAACACCTTGAAGAATACAATTGTCAGGAAGGTCTATATGACCTTCTGTTTCATAGGTGCCGGGTCCTACTTTAATGATTGTTAGTTCGTTTCTTGCAGTTGCAATTTCAACAGCTTTTTCTATTGTTGCGAAAGGCGCATATTCACTTGTACCATCATTTGCTGTATCACTACCTGATGTGGCCACATATATTGTTTTTGCAATTGATGGAAGAGCGCCAGGTAGACCAACATCACCAACGTTGGTCCAAATACCCGCACGACGAATCTGGAGAAAGTCTGTCTCTTCATTATAGATAACAAGACCATCTGGTGGAGCTTGAATACTTTCTCTTTCGGAAGTTGTTAGACGAGGGAAGAGAATACCCTGGTTCTTTGACCATGCTTCGATAATAGCAGCAGGATTTCTTATCGCTGTATTACCAACTGTAATATCGCCTGATTTATATACTACAAACTTTGTATTGGAATTTACATCAAACTTTAAAAGAGTTGAATTTGCTGATGAGTTAACATCATTGACACTCATCTTTATGGCATTGTTTACCGATACCGATGATGTAATCCATGTTGCGCCTAAATTAGATAATGCTACTGCCATTAGTCTTGTACCACCAAATATGTTGTTTGATAATCTTGGCTAGGTAGACCTGTGAAGTGATAGTCTTCTGCCACGATTTTACCGTTTCCATCATATATAACAATCGGCAATACTTGTTGCCAGTATTCGGGCTCATAATAAAGATCATAGTCGTAAGATAATGTAAACTCCGATAGTGTTAGTATAGTTCCTGATTCATCACCAATAATCGTATCGCCAGGTTCAAAGACACCTTTAATATCATAAAGAACTACTAACCCCGTGTCGGGATAATAGTTCTTCAATCTTGCCATAGAGTTGCCTGATCTTACGATCTCATTGAAGTTCCAACTCATCTACCACCACCCGCTGCTCCACCATAGACTAAAACATTATACGAATGTCCTAATGGATTAGTAGATCCTGCTGGATGTTCGATATAACAAAATTGTTCATCACCAGCAGCAGTGTCGCCCATCGCACATATAACTTTTTTGCCGCCTATTTCTACACACATAGATCCGTATACAGCAGATAAAGCACCTCCATCACAATGGTTGTCTTTATCACCTTCAACAGCCCATAGCAAACCATCAACAAGGACTGCATTCTGTCCTGTTACTTTTGTTTCGGCGCCGCAAAATCTTACGTCTGTATCTCTGTGTGCACCTGGCACTATGCTACCTTTCTTGGTCTTCCTCTGCCGCGCTTGATGGGTTCAGCTTCTTCATTAAGAACAATTGGTTCATACTTTATGTCTTCTGGTGCAAATACAGCAACGCCAGTTGAACCAAGACCACCGATTCGATCAGTCTTTTGTTTTGGCGCTTCAAAAGTTTCCCAAAGCACATATTCTTCACGCTTTACCATCTCCGCTTGAGCAATTCTATCACCATTATTTATCGTCTGATCCACTTCGGAACGATTAGTAAGTAGAACAAAAGTTTCTTGAATGTAATCCGAATCAATTACAGCCTCGAGATTAGCAAGGATAAGACCCTGCTTATAAGATAGTCCTGAGCGTGGATGAATACGAACTGAATATCCTTCTGGAATATCAAAGATCAATCCAGTAGGAACGAGGATACGATCACCTGGCATAATACGAATAGCACCAACATTGCTCAATGGCCTTGTGAATGGCGCATTAAAAGAATTGTATCCACTATATGTTGCTTTACCTTCAGCCTGAAATGAAATGTCAAAACAAGCGGCTTGCTTGGTACCAAATCTCGGCAATACGATATTTGGATTTGTCTTATAAACATTCAATCTATTCATGATATACTCCGTTGTTATTAAGTTATTTCTTGCCAATCAATAGAGCCGACACAAGTATCTCCTGCTCCATATCCTGCAACTGCTAAAACAAATGTTGTATTTGTTCCTGTAAAATTATTTCTCTCTAATTGAAATTGGAATTGACCGTCGCTCAATTCGCCAGGAGAACCGCCTTGCTGAGCCACATATGTATAACCATTTATATGTGATGTTCCATTTGCAAGTGCTGTTCCTGTTATATTATATTGTATAGCGGAATCACTACCTGCGTTTACCCATGTACCGCCAGTTATCTGTGCGCCTGTTATAACTCTATAAGCAAGTCTTGTTCCATTACCTGTAAGTCCCAAGACACTAATATTCTTTGGAACTACTATAGCATCTTTTCTTTCTGATTTCAATCTAATAGCAACTACAGGATAGAATTGTCCAGCATTAGTTAATGTATAAGATGTATTGGGTAGTTGACCAATAGTCTTTGGTCTACCACGCATTTCGTATCCACCTTCGGACATTACAGAAGTACATATGATGCGAAGATTGCTGGTGTTTGTTGTGTTTGCTGTATTCTGTATTTCACAGCGAATAGGTAAACATGCTGTAGTCATGTATGTGTTATCAAGAATGTTTGCGTGATTCCATGTATGACAGTGTATGAACTTACCGTCAATAACAAACCCTGCTCTTACTGAACCTACGCCTAACCATTCAATGTCATGGAATAGAATTTGAGATTTTGATAAATCTAAAGTATATCCAGATGGATTTTTATTTGCTGCAGGATTACCTTCTGGACTACCAGGAACATTTGAACCATCAACTCTGTCTATGTTCCAATTGGATTGCGCGACTCTGGTCTCTGTGATTGTGCCGCTAGATTTTGAGCGTCTAACAAAATATATATTATTGCCATCTTGCTCTAAAAACACACCATTCTCTGTATCGAAATATCCATATCTCTGTCTTAGTCCGGTTTGTGCTGGTGCCATAACAAATGTCTGTAAGATTTGTAATGATTTGCCTGGCTGATAAGCAAACACACGATTCGATTCACGATAAACATAGTTGTTATTTGCGGTTCCTACAGAACAGACTACAGACGAAGAATTTGCGTCATGTGTAATAGTTGTGCCTGCAGAATTGGCAGTACTTTCTTTTTCATTATCCTGATATCGATGAAACGAATCAAACAGGGTCATAGGCTGTGAAACTCTTGCTCTACCAAAAGCATCAACTGCCATGCCTGATGGATTAGCGGGACCGATAACACTTCCATATTGATCGGCCAACATAACAACTTCAAATATTGTTTTTTCTTGGTTTAAATACTGATTAGTATCTTTACGGAACTGTGCCATAGTCTATTCTTCCTTGCGCTTTTTGCCTATATTGTATTTAGCCACAAGATTCCAATCAATCTTTTCTTTGTGAGAAATAATCTTGATTTGGGATAGTGGGGCTACAGGCACTGCACTTTTGTTTTCATCTACCAGACTTACCAGTTCCCATTCGGCTAGTAGGTTGGCAATAGTATTAAGACGGGCGCGGTCATCTTCTACGAAGTCTGACTGCTTCCCGTCTAATAAAAATAATTGCTTGAAATGAACGATGTAATATCTACCCTGCTTGTGTAGTATGTGACAAGACTGGTATAGTGTTTTATCTTTTTTAGAGGCTACTCCAATGCGTGATAAAGTCTCACGAACTTTTAAAAAGTTGTCTGGACTAGGTAATGTTACCTCCACTAGTTCGTTTATGTCTAACATTCAAACCACCTTTATTTAAACTCTTTTTTATATCTTCAATTTGCGCGGTAGACAATAATGAAAGGGCGTCCTTAGCCTTCTCGTTGGAATAGTTATAATACTCTTTAACAGCATCCAAATTCTCTATAGTATCACGCTTCTGCCATTTCTGGAAAGGCCTTTTATACGCCCGTACAGTATTTAGCAGATAGTGATATTGTAGGAGATTGTCGGTTGATGGGTTCATATTCATCTCATTTGCGGCCATCACCATGTCCAGGTGGAAAGATATGGAACGGTTAACAACGAATGGAACATAGTCCCGCTCGTTTTCAGTGGTGATAACTACCTTCTTAGTCTGTTGGATAGAAGGTATAATGTCTTTAAAAAGATCGAGCATATCAGTCCTTTTTGAGGATAAATTTCTTAAAGTCTACAAAGGCATTAGTCTTGCCCTGTGCTGAAGGTCCACCGGTGTCAGCGAATGTGATATTTGCTTTGGTAATCACATCACCATTTGGTGCAGTAAATAGAATGTTGGCGTTGTTTGTTTCGCCGTTTCTCTTTATTGTAAGAGTAAAGTTCTTTGATAATTGGGAAATCATCTTTTGTAGTTCTTTACTTTTACGAGAAGATATAATCTTCTGCTTACCAGCTTCACCGATAGCAGCATAGAAATCATCTTCGCCATCAAAACCTAGCATACGTAGAACGCGCTCATTCATTTCTTTCTTGTGTTTAGGATAATACTTCTGAAAGATTTTGGCAATGATTTCGATTACATCACCGTGAGTTTTCTTGGCTTTCTTACGAGCATCTTCTTTTGATTTGCCTTTCTTCATTTCCGTACCAATAATATTCTGGTAATCATAAAGCTTTCGAATGTCGTTTTCTGATCCATAGTCTTTGGCAAAACGAGTGATGAACTTTTCAGTACTACCTGAAATATCATCATTAGCATCATAGAACAAAGTTTTAATCAGGCTAATAAAGGTAGAGTTTGAAAGATTGATAGAGGCAGACTTATATGCCTTCAGCGAAGCAACAATTTTATCGACAACAACTTTTTCGGAATCTTTTGTGACAGTTAATACCAAATCCGCTTTAGTAACACCTTTACCGGAATCACCTGTGAGATTGATATCGAATGTAAGAAGAAGAATATCTTCACCTTTAAGAATCACATCTTCAAACATCTGCTTTGCTATAATATTACCAGCAGTTACCATTCTATCTATTTCGGATTGAGAAGCACCGAGATTTTTAACTACCTTCTTCTTAGCCAAGAATTCATCTGTGAGCTTCTTGGCATTTGATCTACCCGATAGACGCAAACCTTTATTCTTGATTAGAGTTGAAAGAGATGAGGCACAGGCAAATTCTGAAAGATATCCCAATCTAGATTTCAAATCTACATCTTCATTTAAACTGGCATTGGGTATATCAATTTTCATAGAGACTGTTTTTCCAAAACCTAATGACGCGAATAACGACTTAAACTTTTCCAATAAAGAACTAAAGAAGTTCGATAGGAAAGATTCGTTTAACTGAGTCTGTTGATATTCTTTATATGTTAGCATATTTGTATTTATATGTCAACGAATTTCATTCGTATTCAAATAGCTTTTCCAAAGTATTTTCATTATCAAAGCAATGATCTTGGATGCGGCGTTCTGAAATATCAACATAATGCTGATCCAGGTCGATACCAACAAACTTCTGACCTTCCTGTAAAGCTGCGATACCAGTTGAACCAGAACCCATAAATGGATCCATAATCAGACCGTTATCAGGCGCATACACGCGGCAGAGATATCGCATTAAAGAAATCGGCTTTGGAGTTGGATGATCATTATACTCACCGCGTTCCTTTCTTGTTACTCTAGGTGCGTAGAAATATTTCTGGTGTTCAGCGTCATCAAAATGGCCGATGATGTTTGAAGGATAACGTCCAGTAGGATTAGCATCTTCTGTTTCCTTCACAGCTTGATCGGCGGCTTTAGCTACATCACTACCAAATGCTCGGCGCTTTGATCCGCCCTTAATCCATCCAGTTGGCGGTTTACCATCCCAAGGAATACGCGCACGATCAATATTAATCTTGCCGCAACCCCACTTCTCAAAGTTCTTCTCAATAGAACCCTCAATAGGTTTCTGAGCTACAAAGATTGGTTCATGAGCAGGCTTAAGACGATTAGCTTTTGCCATCTTAGTTGTGATCATCCAAACAATCATGTCAAGAGGACGAAAGCCAGCATCTTCAACATTAACTGCCATTCGGTGATAAAATTCAGGAGCACAAAATGACAAGACAAAAGCACCAGGCTTCAATACTCTATTGACTTCTTTCCAAGTCTCAACAGGAGGAACATTATGATCCCAACCAACACCAGCAATTTCCATACCATAAGGCGGATCAGTAATACAAGCATCAATAGAATTTGGTTCCATTGATTTCATAGCTGCGACATTGTTAGAGCAAATAAGTTTGTAGTTAGACATATTCACAATCCACCATCAGTTCGGTCAAACAAGCAACTAGATTGATTTCTTGATCAGCAACAAACGCAGCTTGATACTGATACTTCGATATGATCACAACAGCTTGCGGAATACTCTCAGGCTTAAAGTACTCATACAAGCTATCATATACCTTACGATAGATACGTGCGGGTTCAATGTCAGAATTGGCTACACACCACTTTCGCATATCACCAAAGTTCTTCTCTTTCAGAAACTTAACCAGCTCGGAAATTTTACGAACATCTGTGAGTTGTGCAACGATGCCTGCATCCAAAATGCCAGAAGAACTATAACGCTGTAGCTCATTAAGAGTACGGCGATAGTCAGGGAAGTACTTTTCGATAATCTTCGCAAGAACCGCTTTATCATAAGTAATACCCTCTAGTGTTAGAACGTTTTCCATGCGCTTCATCAACTGCATGGCCATCTTTGCTTTCTCATCATTCTTCAAAGCAAAGTCAATGACCGAACAACGAGAATGAAGAGCATCAATCAGCTTAGACTTGAAGTTACAAGTGAAGATGAATGTACAGTTCTTGGCAAACTCTTCGATAGCACCACGCATAGCTGCTTGGGCATCTGGAGTCATATAGTCTGCTTCGTCTAGAATGATAACTTTCTTACCACCAGTCAGAGACACAGTGGAAGCATAACCACGAATGGTGGTTCGCAACATATCAATACCACGATTTTCAGAGGCATTGATATACAGATGATTGATTCCAATCTCATCACACATTGCTTTCGCTACGGTTGTCTTACCGACACCCGCAGAACCAGTCAACATGAGATTTGGAATTTCTTGCTTCTCTACATATTCCTGAAACGGCTTCTTTAAGCGATCAGGAAGAATACAATCTTCAATAGTCTTCGGGCGGTACTTCTCGACCCACAGGAAGGATTCGTTCGTCAATTTCATTCACCATTTTCTGAATTAGGAATTTAGCGCCTTCACCACCAAGTTGCTGAATATAAATCATCTTGGCAGTTATCATCATGCTGGAAGCCAACATCAATACATCTTCTGCATTATCGCACATCATGATCTGCCTGTCAATAGGCCTCATGAGTTCTTCCATTCTTGCGATCACATCTTTTGCCACTATGTTTTCCTTTTTGTGTTGCATAAAGTTCCTAACAAATAGGCAAGATTCTCATCTAGAGTCTCTACATGTTCTTCTGGAATATCAAAAGTTATTTCATTATGAAGAACAAACTTTATACATAGATCGTCTCTAGTTCCACCCATCAGTCTATATTTTCTACCACCAGGATGAGTGCCTGAATTCTTAATCTTATCCTGCATATCACATAATTCAATGCCAAATCTCCAAACTCTTGCGTATATCGATTCGTTTGTATACCCAGCATAGATTGACTGCTCAAGACCTAAAAAAAGATTTCTCTTATAGATTATATAATAGCCCTTCTTTTCACATACGGGAATAAGATTTTCCCCGTCATAAACTCTAACAGCAAATCTATTATCAATATAATCTGGAAGAAGTTTAAGTTGATAGTACGGCTTATCAGTGCCAAGAGCAATCAGTTTCTTGGCATAATAAGTAGCATCAAAAATATAATCGCCATATAAATCGATTGCCATTACTTCGACTTTCTCCATTTGAAACCAAAGCAAAGTTCTTGCATTTTCCGATGGAACCAATTGGGCTCATTACCCTCTGAAGGATTATAAACAGCACCATTTGGACCACCGATAAGAGTGCATTGCCAATCAGACGGTTTCGGCATACTGCTAACAGCAATAGAATAACTGCTATTAGCATCAGCGACATAATCCGAAGGCTTATAACTATAACCAACCATTACTTCATCACGGCGTCATAGAATTCTTCGAACTGACGGTTCTCTTCCTGCTCTTCGTTATAGTTGGACTTGAAGTAGGCTTTGGCCATACGGCGAATGATCTTCTTGTCTACGCCTGTCTTATCGACTACGCTTTCCAATGCGCTCTTCTGGAAGTCACGCTCAGAGGCTACCCGCGTCATGCTATCGTTCATTTCACGAATAGCATTCTTCAGGTCTGTCTTCTGAGTTTCAGTGAGAGAATTGATACTCACGAAAGGCTTATTGTGTCCGATACCAGCCATATTACTTTGTCTCCAATGCGATGAAATACTTGATCTTGTCCTTGAATACGCCACTTGTAGCAGTAAACTTGGCAAAAGCACCAAGCTGGATTTCTACATCATAGTCACCAGGAACAAGCTTGATGTTCTCTACCTTGAACGATGCAATGAAATCAGCACCCTTATAATCATTCAACTTGAATGAAGCAGAGTTTGAAGTATCATTTGCTTTCTCATGTGTCTGCAAGCGGATCTCTCCATTCTTACCAACAACTGAAAGATGGGTAAGATTGTTCATTGATGCTAGACGAAGAAGCTTTGATAGAATAGCATTCGTCAAAGCGAAGCTAACATCAGTTTGCTTCAACTTCAATTCCTTATCAGGAGGAGAAACGATAAGGTTAGGCGAACATGAATAATAGTTGAAAGCAATATCGCCATCATTCATCATAACAGCATTTTCTGTGAAGCTCAGATCAGGATTTCCAAGAGTAGATACATTACCTAGGAACTGATTAAGATCATAGATGCCGAACTGCCCAGGAATAGCGTCTTCGATTTCGACTTCAACAAGAATGGACTTCTCAGGGGAAATAGTCTTCTGGACATTTCCCTTCTGCAAGACAAGTCCGGAATTGATTGCAGAAAAGTTCTTCAATACACTTAGGGTGTTTTCACTAATCTTCATAATATAATCTCCAGTGTTTTTAGTTTACGCTGCTAGTATAGCAGGCTTTTGCGGGCCTGTAAAGACTTTTAGCATGTGACCGATATCAGCTTCAAGCATAGAAATGCTTCCATTGTTGTCAAGCTGATAGTCCATAATCTGACCTGCCCATGCCCATTCCGAATAGTGGACTTTGTATTGGTCTACCATCGCATCTACGGCAGCCGACTTCCGAGAAATCTGTTCGTGAGTGTCAGCCTTCTTGTTAGCAATGATAGCAGTATCATACCAATCAGGGTCGGGTCCGCGCGTAACACGAACAGCGAAGCCGCCCTTGCTACGCATCCATTCGATTTCATTAGGAAAACGAACATCTGCGATTACCACATTCTGATACATTTCCATCTTACGCTCAAGAGCATAGACCCAAACATCTTTATGGAATACATCACGCCCAGCTTCTGTGCCCATCAACTGTAGAGCAAGACGAGGAGTAATATCTTTGCCAGTCTTCTCAGACCACCATTCGTCCTTAGTTTCACGAAACTTCCT